AACAATCTGGAAAATGATGGTACTAACTGGTATGTACTGGCTGGAACGAGAGAGGCTGTCAGCTTTGCCGGGCAGGTATCAGAGACATCAGCATACAGACCCGAAAAGAGATTTGCTGACGCAATCAAAGGTCTTTACGTGTACGGTAGAAAGGTCATACAGCCTAATTGCTTGGCTTCAATCTATGTAGCACAGGCGTAGGAGTGATAGAATGAGAAAACTTATAGTAATCTTAGCGGCTGTCTTAATGGCAGCTTTTTCTTTTGGAGTTACCATAAACTGTACTCCAACTGAAATAGACGGTACGAGCTTTACAGAAATAACAGCAGTAGATCTTAAGGCGACATCTACCACTTTCTATGTATCATTCACAACTGACACAGACAAGATAGGGCTATTCTTTGACATTGACATAGGAAGTGCGACAGATACGTCCATAACGATAGAATCTGGTGATTATTCAATGTCCGCACTTGGTGACTTAGCCAAGACAGGGATAACTGCTGACAAGAAATACTGGGTAGGACCGCTTGATACTATGCGGTTCTTGCAGGATACTAATACGATAGAAATCACAGTTACGAGTTCGACTATACAAACAGCAATAAACTTATACGCATTCAAATTCACATTATAAGCGGGGCATTAGCTCCGCTTTTTTGGTGGTGATTACATGGCACTCTTAACTCTCACCGAGTACAAAGCGATAAAGGGAATAACAACATCAGACAACGACACAAAGCTAACAGCGATCATAAGCGCAGTTCTGGATGAGATACGAGGTACTTGTGGTTACGATGATGACGAAGAATTGCCAGACGCTTTGAAACTAACTGCGGTTAGGATGGTTGAGTACAAGGACAATGAGATATCAGGTATTAAATCTCAATCATTTGAGGGCAATTCGGTGTCTTTTGCTACCGAATATCCGAAGTCAATAACAACTGCTTTGAATCGTTACAGGAGAATTCGTTATGTTTGAGAACTTTGAGGATCTTAACATTAACTTTCTTGAAAGCATGCCACAAACGAGCATAACGGTTAAAAGCGGTGAATCACAGGCTTTAGATCCCGTAACTGGACTGATGACAACAACTTATGAAACATCAACATCTACAACCGCTTTTGTTGGTTCTGTTAGTCAAAAACAGATAGATGCTTCTAACGGCAAGTTAACTCTTGATAGCAAACTCGTGATAACAACCACAACGTTGACACCAAACATGGTTATAACGATAGGCAGTAATGATTACAGGATAGACACGTTACAGGACAAGTCTGGTTATTATGTTGCAGGAGTGAATCTGAAATGAGCAAAAGCTGGATGAAGCAAAAGAACATATACATCCAGGGCAATATTGATGAAATCAACCGCTATTTCAATAAGCTCTTGGATTATAACAAGCAGTGTGCTGAGGCTGTTGTTCGAGATTTGGCAGTTGCAATACATTCAGACTTAAAGACACGTTCGCCCGTAGTTACAGGCAACTTAAAAGGCAACTGGAACTTAGAAGAGATAGCAGGTGAGATAGCTTACAAAATTTACAACAACACTGAATACATTTGGGATGTTGAATTCGGTCATGCTGCCAGTGCTGGATTTATTCGCAAAACGATAGAGGATTGGAAAGTAAAAGCACCAAAGTTCATAGAAGAACGAACAAAAGCATGGATTGAGAAGAAACGGAGGGAAGTATAATGACAGCTAACATTTACAAGAACGTTCAAGCTTCATTGAGAACGCATTTCTACAATCTCTATAACTCCGTTTCATGGTATATCGATTCAACCAATGACAACATGACAGAAGACACATTTATAGAACTTAGATCCAGTATGGGTAGAGCGCAGGATGATCTCAAAGACACGTTAAGAGATTTTGCACAGATAAGCATCTATTCAACCAATATTGCAACGCTTGACACAGCCATGGCAACAATAATAGCAGGACTTGAAGGCTCGGGTGCTATCAACGTTATGAACTACGCAGGAGAAGAACCATCAACAAAACTCGGTGAGTTACAGATAACAAGATACGAACTATCACCACAAATGAACACAAATAACTACACACATAGAGCAATAACAGTTTATTACGAACTAAAGGAGGAATTGTAATGGGAAGACCATACTTAAGAAAGAAACACGTGGATATCCAGTTATACGATGGAACAGCTACCACACCATACACTTTGGATATAACTGGATATGCTGACGTGCCTGAACTGCCTGAACCCGTAGTAGATGCACCAGCCGAAGGCTACGCACCACAGGGTGCTTTCAGTTCGATAGAAGAAGGTGACGATACAGTCGATTTGCCAGAATTTTCTATAACAATAGATATCAACGATGATGATGTTTCATCGGGAAAATATGCAATAGACCAGTGGATAAACGCACACAAAGAAGGTAACGGTACAACTGCACTCGTTAGCACAAACGATGGTAGTGCTTACTTCAGAAAGAGCATAGATGGAACTACGGTATCTGCCAATTTATCAACTGACTGGTTCACAATCGGAATGAAAGTTCTTTTTGACAACGATGGTAGTGGCAAAGCATTCGGTAAAGACTACGGTTATGTTAGACCAATTGATGCAAGATTCTCAACCTCTGGAAAAGCACAGGTTACCATCAGAGGTCAAATTGTTGGTGCACCAACTGACATCACAGAATTGTAGGTGGTTTTATGAACAAAGATATCTTTGTTATAGAAGTTTACGATACAAACGATAATTTAATAGGCACGTTTAAGAATGCACAGACAGCGAAGATAACTGGACCAGTGACAATAACTGACGAAGGGTTCATAAGACACGGTAAAGTTACGTTGAAATGTGTTGCGCAAAATGCAACTAAAGGCGAACCGCTACCAGAAATGGTTGAATCTATTATTCAGAAAAAAGGCAAAGAAAAGAAAGCCAAGGAATAAGGGGCAGGAAAGCCCCTTGTTCTTTTTTTCATGAGGTGATTTTATGCGCAAATGGCAACGAAAAACATTAGAACTAAGCATAGAGGAAATGACAGAACAAGCAGAGAATTTAGTTGGATTAACTAATGTAGATAGAACTAACCTTGGGAGAGGTGAAATAAAAGATTTCACACTTTATGGTCAAACGTTCGTCAACCTGCTTGGCAAGTGTGCTTACAACACTGCTAATTTTGATTTTTCGGCTATAAAAAGATGTAATGTTGATGATGGAACATTCGGTGAGCCAAACGGAACTGTAAAAGCATATTACGGTGATGCTGGGTATGCGGAAGATGGTTCAAACGGACAGGTGATGATAGAAATACCGCAGGTTTGGTACAAAGTTAAATTTGTGAACGGTGTTATGTTTGCCGATATAGCAAGTGAGGAGTTAGAGGGATATTCATTACATCCAGCGTTTATAAGAAATGGTGTTATCAAAGACAAGATTTACGTTGGTGCATTTCAAGCGAGTTTCTATGATACATCAGGTTCTACATACGCTGATTATTACCAAGTTGAACACTCAACGTCAATTACAGGTTCTGGAACAAGCTGGCAGTTAGACTTAGGAACAAATGGTGATGGAAAAATAGAAGAACGAAAAGTAAGTATTACTGCTGATGGCGAAGATTTGACAGATGTCTATGTTAGTGATACACAGGGCGATTTGGAAAACGCCAGCGAAGTTAAGAAAGGTGAAGTGAATTATGAAACTGGTGCTGTTACATTTACAGCAAGTAAAACAACGGTTACAGCAGACTATTATATAAATAATGCAGATGGTTCACCCACAGGCACAACACCAGATACAACAGCAGATACGGGTGATGTTCTTGCGTCAGTTGCAGGGCGTTATCCGCTTACAAAATTAGATATCGTTGATTTCAGAACACTGGCACACAACAGAGGCCCTGGCTGGGAACAGGTTGATTTTTTAACCCAGCGACTGGTTAATCTACTGTTCACAATTGAATTTGCCTCGCTGGACGGTCAGAGTGCGTTGGGTCAGGGTGTGGTTGGAAAAACATGGAATAGTACATACAAAGCAGAATTGACAGGTCAAGCAACATACGGCAGCGATAATCCCAACTATGGCATTACAACAGATGGACTCCACTCAATGTGCTATCGAGGTATAGAGAACTGGTGGGGGAATGTCTGGCAATGGTGCGATGGTATAAACATCAAAGCCGACTGGAATCCGTGGATAGCTGACCATGGATTTGAAAGCGATAAGTTCGAGAGTCCATATTGGGATACAGGTTTAACACTGCCAAATGACATTGGTTATATATCTGATATTTACACGTCACCAGATTGGGCATTTTTGCCCAAAGCTAAAAGCGGTAGCAGTTCAGAGTATTTTTGTGATTATTATTATGAAGCCACTGGAAACCGCGTGCTCCGCTTCGGTGGCCTTTGGACTTACGGCGGTGAGGCCGGGCCCTGGCGTTGGAGTGGTCGTACTTCGTCGTCGGTTGCGTACGTGAATATCGGCGGTAGATTAATGTTCATACCATGATAAGGACTGAATCATTGTGAGTTTAGTGGAGTTAGTTAACAAATTCAATAGATATGAAATTTATATGTATGAAATATTGGACATACTCAATATAAGTCGGAAGAAATTACAAAATATATTAGATAGCAAAGGGTTGAAAGTAAAATATCAATTATTTAAAGAATTAAATTTTGAAGGTAGCTTAAGAAATACACTAATTTGGAAATACAAATCATTTGCTAAACGTTGTCAAGGATTATGGCTAGACAGAAATCATCAAAATTATAAAGGCTTAGATTACATGGATTTGGAAGATTGGGTTCAATTTTGCAATGATAACAAACAGAAACTCGAAGCAATGTGGAAAAAGTACATCGAAAGTGGCAAACAGCTAAAATATGCTATCTCAATTGACAGAATAGATAACAGCAAAGGATATGTAATTGGTAATGTTCAATTTGTAATACATGGCTACAACTCATGGAAAAACAATGTTAGACCCGTAGAAATTACACATAAATGCAAGACAAGGTATTTCATGAGTTGCGAAGAAGCTTCAAAACATTACGGATTAAATAAACGAACGATGGGAAATATATTGCGACAAGACAAATATTGTCCCAAAAACTACATAGTAAAACTATCTACCAAAGAGAAAGTATTACAGAGCAATGATGTTAATTCAATGTTCGAGTATTATAAAACGAAGATTATGTAACTCATTCAATCTTAGAAAGAAGTACCTCGAGCCAGCAAAGGAGGTTTTAATATGAAGGCATATTCAACAATAGAACCAGATAGCATTTTTATAGAATCAACACAGAATGGGTATAGGGTTAGGTTACGCAAAAATATAGAACAATATACAGAAGAGTTCGAAGGCGAAACACAAATGATGTTTAAGTACGATGAAGTTGTGCTTGAGCTTTCAGAAACCACAGACATAAACAGTTATGTAACCAATAATTTCGATGAACTTTTCAATATGGGACAACAGCAAGAATACAGTCAGAAGATAAATGTTATTAAAGACTATTACAATAACGGTGATATTACAGATACTGACCTTGACTATTATGTCAGTTCTGGAATGATCAATGCCAAGTCAGAGATAACAGGATAATCGAAGAGGTGATTAGATGAAGATTACCATAGAGCCAGCGCATACAGAAACAGGTTTTAATTCTTCGTGGAATGCTACCACAAGTTTTACTAACGGGACATGGGCTGACTTAATAAAAGCGTTTTTAAACGGTTG